TACCCTAACCGTGCGTAAAGTGCCACCAGTTGAATTCAACAACGTTTTGAGCAATGCCATGACTTTTGGCATCAACGGTGCTTGAGTCGTCCCAATCTTTTCCGAGTACTTCGTTATTAGTACATCGGTTTTCTCTTCGGTTACGTAACCACCTTGCGAATAATCGGTTGTAGGTTGCAAATCAATTCCATTGAATTGTTCAATACACAATTGATACTGTGCACTAATCAATTGTGGTGGAATCTCGTTACTTGGAAATGCGGTATCACAATCGTACATCACCCCTTGACGCGGCCATGACAACGATTGAGTGAATGATACCGGACTACCTACATAGCGATCTGCAAACGATTCGAGAAAATCACACGCTAAAATAAGCTGTGCAGTCAACGTTGGATCATCCGTAGACAGCGTAACGCCACGATCAGCGGCGTAGCTTCGCGCATCGGCTAAGTTTCCATAGCTATTTGCGTTTGCTACGCCGCTGCCATCTTCGATTACTAAAGGCATTGTCTTTTAGGCGTTCGGCTTCCACGGCGCGGCTGGATTCGCTTTAGGTGTAACTGCACCAGGCGGTGTCCAAACTGCGGGTTTGATATTATCCGTACCTTCGTTGACCGCTTTTGTTTCATCCGGTGACAAACGGACAGGCGGTAATTCATCACTGACATTCGCAGGTACATCGGGATTTATCTTTTTGGACAAAGCTACATCCGCCGCTGCTTTGGCTGGATCGCCACCATATGATACAGGATGCTCGTTCGATTTTGGCCGATAAGGCAATTTGGAAATACGTTCGGCAACAGCACGATTATTCGTGTTATAACCAAACGGGTCTTGTTCTCCATCGGTCAATTCCAACTCTTCGGCAGAAAGTGGTTCGGTAGCTTTAACCGGAGTTTTTACCGGCTGATTCACAACGGCTTGATTAGCACGGTCGATCTTTCCTGCCGTTTGTAACATTGTTCCTTGTGTCGGTATCATGATTCGGTTCCTCTCTTGAATTAGATTTTCAAAAAGTCGTAAGATGGAGTACACTATGGCACTCCATCAAACTAACTTACCCATTGGTTACGAGAAACGCCAGCGGTACGTTTTTGCGTACCACAACACGATCCCAATTCGCAGCCAAAGCCATTTCGGCTAGAGTTGGCGATTGACCAGCTACGGATGCACTGGTGAACTGATAACCGAAAGGATGAATAATCCAAGACTTTCGTTCCCACAGTTGCTCAACACCGCCGCCGTTTCCTTCATCGGGACGACGATAGATTTCAACCGGAATAAGTGGCGAACCTTCACCGTATCCGATTGCGCCAGCGCCAAACAATGCGGAGATATACTTGAATCCGCTTGTAGTACCAGCTACGACGGGCATGTTGTCATCAATGATGACACGTTTGCCTAGAAAATACGGAACTGCCCCTTGCATAATCGGAACATTCGGGTCCGTACCAGCAGGGCGTTCAAATGCGATGTCATCATTGTCAACCATTCTCTTGTAGACGATGGAATGAACAGCGATGGCAACCAATTCACCGAAATGATCTCCCAGGGTGAAAGCAGCGCCGGTGAATGCTTGACGGCTAAACAAGTTCGCGGCAGTGACACCTACCGTAGTTTCGAGAGCGATAGTGTTCACCATATCGGCAGCATCGTTAGCAATATTATCGGCTAAGATACCACGTGTCGCTGCGATGATGCGACGTTGCCATTGGCGCATCCAATACGTACCGAAACGATTACGAATACGCTGCATTGGATTTGAACCGGCCAATTCAGCTACGAGATCGGCAGCAGAGTAACCTTGGTTCATCTGTGCGATTCGTGTAATCATCGTACCGGCAACCACTTTGTTTGGTACAGCGACATCGGCTGGATTGTCGGTTGAATAGTTAGGTTCAATGGTCGAATCCAAATCTTGCCAGAATGGTAGGACAGCAATGTTTCCACCATTACCGAAAGCTTGATCCAAAGCTGGATTACGGACAGCCGCACCGCTTTGAAAGAATGCGGTTAATTCAGGGCTATCCACGGCAGTGTAAGATAAATACACCGCTGGAATAATTACATCGGAGAGCATTACAGATGCCATTGTGCGCCTCGCGGTAAAAGATTCCGACTCAGAATACGCGACGATCAGCTTGAGCAGCTTCTTCAAATCCTTTAGGATCGCGCTTAAACCATTCGGTGCGTTCTGCGTCGTTTAATTCTTTGAACTTCTTTTTGCCAGAACCGGCACCGCCGGAATTGTTGTTATTACCGCCTGCGGCACCGCCGCCAGACGCATGAGAAGCAACTACGACACTTGAAAAGCGTTTATCCTCTGCAATTTCTTTTTTGAGATCGGCTACAGTTAAAGCAGAAACCTTACCATCTTTGTCAAGCACACGAGTTGTAGGTGTTTCGCTATCAAGGTCGGCAGTCAATCGTGCTTTGATATGAGGCAACATTACTACGGCATTATCGCCACTAAGTTCTGTTGCTATCGAAGTAGCGATGCTGTCAACCAAAGTGCCTTTGATAAATGCCGTTTGAGAATCAATCGTTTTTTGCAGCTTCGCCGTTTCAATATCAAGCTTCGATTTCCAAGATGCTTCAAGAGTTTTGATGTCACCTGCTTTGTGAGCATCGTCATTCACAATGGCATCAAGCTTATCTTGAGCAAGCTTGCGTGCTGCTTCGGCAACTTTGCGTGCTTCGACTTCGCGATCCTTAGCACGGCGAAGTTCTGCAGGATCATCAATTCCCGTTACATCAAGTTCATAAGCATCACCCTTGGCAACGTATTCGACCTGCAATGCCGCTGCTAACGCATCGAATTCAGCTTTAGTGATCTTATGCTTTAACGCCATATATTTCCTCGATATATTTGATCGTCGTAATTTTGCTCTTAAATTGATCCGATGTCAAGCACGAAATTTGTACCCACAGTTTAGGGCGCTGTTGGATTGCGTATCGGACTCTTTGTAGGTGCAACTACCGGAGCAGTTGGACCTTTCGCCGGTGCTGGCGTAGGTCCATTTCCGCCTGCATTTCCGCCTGGTCCACCCGTAGCAGCAGGCGGTGCAAGAGGATCAGCTATCACACCGGCCATTGTCAAAGCAGCCATTTCTTTAATAATCAAAGCGAGAGCCGTATCATCGTCTAACGTTGCAACACCGGCCTTGCGCAAACCTGTTCGCATTTCTCCGAAAGTGATCGCACCAGCTTGCCACTCTTTTACCAGTGCAGCTTGATCGTCAGCAGTCATACTAGTCAAATCAAAATCGTTATTGAGTTGATACTTGATGCTATTTTTGGTTAGCAAGGTTTTATTAACATAACTTTCGGCTACAGTAATCGCCCACTCAAAAGCAGCGGATACATTCTTAGCAACATTGGCTAAGGTCGAACTTTCTGACGTAGTTTCTATAATAGATTGCGTAGCAGTACGTTGCGTCTTTTGAATCTGTACCAGCTTCGCACCTAAAGCAACCATCTGCTTTTCTTTTTGCTCCATTGCTTCATGAGGCATTCCGTTCTGTCCGGCTTGAAGTAAATGAGCCGAAGCACCGACAGGCAAAGCAATCGAACCGCGTGATCCGAGTGTAACCGCACCATTCAAAACATTATTAACCCAATCCTCGCTCAATCCTGTAAGTACAGGTGTAGGCTGACCCGCTATAAAACAAGCTTCTTCATAATCAGCCGAATTACGATAATGAGCTATGTTCAAAGCAGCGAGATCGTATAACGGCGGTCGATTCGGAGCTATATCATTGTTTTCCGAGCCAACAAAATGAAAAGGAATATCGGTCAATGCTTTACCGTTGGCATCTTTCGGATTAAACGTGTCATTCAACTCGAAACTGTTTTGATCGTCTTTTTGATAGATTTCTACAAGATGTTCCCCTGTTAAAGGATCAAGCTTCAACACTCGATACTGTTCAAACATATTCAATTCAAAACCATCATCTCCTTCTTCCGTAACAGGTTCTCGCAATACGACCAAAGACAACACTCGCTTTGCTCCGCGATACTCAATACGCCAGTTAATAATATCCCAGGGATTATAAACAGTTAGCGTAGGGCGAATATCGCCATCTAGAATTTGTTTCTTTGTTGTACTACCTTGAGCAACTGGATAGTCTACCAAGATACCGGATCGACCATAAGACATAACATGACGCACAGTGCGATAAGCAAGCTGATCCAAAGTCAAACCACCGCCATCCGCATCCGTTTTAAGTATATCGAGATCGCTAGGAATATTCACTACAGGATTGCGAAGAAAAATTTGACCGCACATACCTTCAAGAGTACGAGCCGTAACGTTATAAAATACTGCACGCTGTACATAAGCTCGATAACGTTCACGATTTTGTTGCGATTGATCTTCGGCATTCGGTTGTGGTAGATAACGTCTTGCGCGTGATAAGATAATATCGTTGTATAATGGTCCACTGTTACCGCCGCCATTAAATGAACCGCCTGATCCTGCCGTCACCTGTTGAGCATCACTTCCGATTAAACCTTTAATTGCAGGTTCTCCATCAACACAATCACGGATCATAAAGTAAATTACAAGCAAGATATTTAATTCATCTCGCGTGTATTCTACATTCAAACCTTTGCCTTTAGCTACGGAAACCGATGCATTAGCGGCTGCTTTACGCGCTGCATTCATCGCTGATTTTTTCAAGGCAAGCTCCTAATTTACAAACTTTGTTTTAATTACGGTTGCAGCCCGATTACTTCCTTTTAGAATACGATAACGAACCATGTCGTAAGGATGATCTTCGGCAGTCGTATCCACATCATCAAAATTGACTTCATCACGAGGAAGGATAGGTAATGTTGCTATACTAGCAATACAATTATCCATAAAGTAAATTGCCGGTCCTTCATGCGTAGTTGAAGCTTGCATACGAT